TTCTTACCCTGAATAGCCTTTGACATAGCAATTATTGTTCTTACACCAGACAAAGAAACTTGAATCCCTTGCCTAATACCACGAGTAGCAGTAAAGTTAGAGCTTCTTAAGCCAAATTGAGGTAATGGCTTTTTTGTTGTAAAACTTGCTCTAACCGCGTCAATATAAAACCTCGTGGTATCCCGACATACGGGTACAACAGAATAGTGTGTTGTTGCAAAGGGGTGCCCGGTAAGCCATGGGTTCCCTGCCAGATCATACCCGTTTCCCCCTACCCTCTCAAATTGATCGCCACGCAGAACATTGGTTTTAGAAAATACGGGTCTTAGCGCATTCTCCGCCCTCTTCTCCATCTGCCTTATTGCTGCTATCTTTGCATCATCTTTGCCCTTCTGCTTCATTAGGTCTCGATAAAAACTTTTCTCCGCCTCGTCCTGGGCTGCATCAAAATATTCTTGCAGAGCAGCCATAGGCAGCGCTAGCAACTCTAAGGGATGCCCAAAATTACGAGGCACTATGCCACCTCAACCTTCCACGCAAAACAGCTTACAGATTTTTACCAAACGCGGGCCTCTTGCCACCAGACTTCGACATGTCGAACTTTTTCTCTTCAACAGGAGGATTCTGCTCAGAAGCAGTGGGTTGCACCTGCTCCTGTTTTTGATCCTGATTGCCCCCCATCTGCTCTTGCATCATCTGCTGCCGTTCCTCCGGAGTCATATTAGCCATCTCCTCAGCACGGGTATCAGCCTCCCTCTTCGCCTTCTCTTGACGGGACAGCTCATCTATAGCCTTGTCAATGGATGTCTTCAATTCCTCATAGATAACATCCTTCGTAGCATTGGTAAGGCCAGGGAGCATCTTATCAATAACCTTGCGCTTCAACTCCCCCACAGCAGTGGGTGGCAATTCCAAAGACATCGCTTTCGTGGCACTGTCAATATCAACCGATATACTAGACACGGTATAATTTCTGGACAACTCGTAAAACTCAGGGTATTCCTTACCGTGCCACATCGCATAAAGTTCCAGACAACGATTTGCTGCCTGCTCTATATTGGACGCCTTGTCTGAAAGCATCTTCTCCACTTCAGAGAAGTCCCACTCCTTGGCTATTCCACTCTGGTTGTAATACTGACCTGCGATTACCTGTGCGATCTGCTTCAACCCTGTCAGAACATAAATATATTCCGATAACTTTTGGATGCTCTCCCAACCAATCTGTATTGGGTCTATAGGAGGGGCAACATAACCAAAGTCCTCATCCCGATCAGGTCTTAGATGGATAGCCCAATCAGTCCCAACACCAATGCTGGAAGGCTTATCCTTGCTCTTGATAACAGCCTGAGCAAACATCTGCTTGAACATGGACTCATCAATGGCAGAACACCAATTGTAAATTGTCTTGTTTACATCGGAAGCATCCACAAGCAGAGACTCCCCAATCATGTTGTCTACCTTGATGTGGTACATGGGTATCAGAGGGATAATCCCCGGCTGCCCTTCCTTCTTAAACGGATTAGGCCCCTGCGCAATTAACTGTGTCCGGTGATTATAAACAGCAAACTCATCTCTGGAGTACCACCAGTACTCGCTCACAATGGGAGTGGACCAAGCAGCCTCATCGTCCTCAGTATTGTACCTGAGAATGGTAAAGACTACTTCCTCCAAATCGCCCATCCGGTCATGCCTCCAATTCGTGACATTCTGTGGATGTAGTTGTGTCACAAACGGGCGCAGCCCCACATTCACTCTGTCCGCTTCCGTGACTATGCTTTCATAACCTTCCGGTGCAGTGACATCCAGGAAGATGTAAGAAACCCCCTCTGCCAAAGCGTATCTGGCACAATTTGAAATAAACAAATTGAAGGGGGTTCCTTGCATGTCAGCATTTTCAAGGAAAGGGGTGAAATACGAACTCTCAATAACACCATCATCAGTGTGGAACTGAGGATCTTCCCTAAAGAGAGTGGACATGTAGAAGTTGATCGGATGCTTGCACATATTCAGATAGAATGCGCGCTTGCGCCGTGCCGTGTAGAAATCGTCATTCTCCAACCCGTACTTAATCAGATAGTTGTACCTCGTATTGAAGGTGAAATTCTTTCCCCCCATGTACGAGTTGTAATAGAAATCCCACCGCTCCTGCATATCCACATAATATGGGTGCAGGGATAGAAGATACTTCTGAAGTCTACGAGTATCTGTAATCTCTAAAGGGGTCACCCTTCTCGACTTTGAAACAGGCACGGCTAATGTACTCATCGCTTAACTCTTTCCCGCACCCAAGTGTTGTCACTCTGATAGGTGGCCAACGCCAGTGCAATAACACAATCATCATTAAAACCAGACGGTGCCGAGTAGTGAACGGCATTTGAAGTCGTGGATATCTCATACTCATAAACACGAAGCTCTGAAATCAGTGCTTCCATATGAGGATAAGTTATGCCCCCTTTTTCAATAGCCAGAACAAGCCCTTCTATGAGAGCTCTCTTAGATTGATTAGTAAATGTGTAGCCCTCTACTTCCAAACCCCTCGCATCTATTTCCGAAAGTATAGGATCACCTACGCCGGTGCTATCCATTAGTATCAGGGCATTGTTATACCTTCTTGACAGAGCGGCCACCCGTTCAATTTGAGTTTGCCAATCACACTTGGTAAACCTATCCATATAGACAACGTGCTTCCGCCCAGTCTCCATAACAACCGCCACTGTATAATCGGTAGTACGTGCAAGATCCAAACCGATAACATAGTTACCATCTGGGGAGGGGTATTCAATTTCCCCCTTGATGCACTTGTCTATCCCGCGGAATACACCAGCAGACTCTTCCAGAAAACACGCTTCAAACTCCTGCTGGAAAACATCAGCAGGAAGTGTCTCCCTAGCCTGCTCAATCTCCTCACGTGGAATATACGGATTAGCAGAAGTAGGAAAGCGAAATGACGCCATAAACAGATCGTTTCTAGCGGCACCCCTCTGCCATAGCTCGTAGAACCATCCTCGCCCCCTAGGTGTTGAAATAATTACAGCCCTGCCCATCCTGTCTGCAAGAGCTGGACGAAGCGATGCCTCCCAAGCCTCTCTAGCAACATACGCAGCCTCGTCTATAACCAGAAAGTCAATACCCTCACCACGCAAATTTTCGTAATCCGTGGCGGAACGAAACTCAATCATAGCCTCATTAACAAGCCACAATCTGCGATCAGTGCGTTCAATTCTGGTGATAACCTTGGGTGGAAGAAAATCCACCATCATACGAAATGCCCTCATCGTTTGCTGGTAGACAGGGGCAACCCAGAAGCATCTGGACTTGGGGTGTTCCCAGGCGAATCGTACTTCGTCCGCAACGCATCCCATTGTTTTACCACCTCGCCGTCCCGCACAAACAATCCTGAACCTCGATGGTGACTCAAGAAAAGCCCGCTGCATTTCGTGGGGGTTGAAACGGATTTCGAGCTTAAAGACTTTCTGCTGCCGCCTCGACTGAGCCAATTGGGAGAGAATTTTGTCATCTGTTTCACCAGAGAGTATTGACTTGGCGATATCCTCTACGCGAATACCTGCCATTACTCACCGCCAAATTCATCGGTAGTTGTCAAGTCACGCAGAATAGCCTGCTGCTCATCAACATTCACATTGGCTTCCCCAACATGTGCAGTGCTGGCATTGGGATCAGCAGACCCTGTGAATGAGGCGACAAACTTAACCTCAACACCAGAGGTGTCAATGGTATCGCCCATCATCTGCATTGCAGTCTTCATCAGTTGTATCACCTCAAACATTGACTTGGGCTTCATCTCCGCATTATCAGGGTCAGCCTCTTCCCTCTGGAACTGCTGCATGCTCCTTCGCACCAGTGCCATGAGATACTTCAGAAACGCGGACTTGTGCTTAACGATATCCTTCTGAAACCGCTCTTCCAGTTTCGCCCTAGCCTCTGCATCCATCTTAGTGACACGCTCTCTCCACTTAAAAGAGCGTGCCCATCTGGAAACAGACCCAAGGGGGTACCCTGTCTTTGCAGAAGCAGCTGCAACGGACCTGTCCTTCCCCAAGGCGTAATAGACCTCAAAAGCCTCAATCTGTTTTGGCCCCTCGTTTTTAACCAGTTCTGCCATAGCTTAATGGTTCTCCAGCGATGCCCTCATACCGCTATCAATAACGGTGCCTGCAACAGACCTGTAAGTATCTGCATGCAGGAGATTACCGTACAATTTGAAATCAGACTTGGGGGCAAACCAAAGAATGCTTCCCTCCGCACCGCAACACAAAGCACTTTCTAAATCAGACATAAGTTGGCTGTCCTTCAAAGACAAAGCGGCCCTCAGTCTCATAGAGGAAATGCGGTTTCGAGTACGAGCACTCATCTGGGAACCCCCGCCTTATTTGGGTTCCGGTTTGTTAAATATCTCATAAAG